CTGCTGCACCTGTACAAACTGAAGATGAGCAAAAATGGTTAAATGTTAACACACCTGAATTTACAAAAGCTATTGAGTATTTAAAAAGCGGTGGAACTATTGAAGTTATCGAAAAAAAGTATAAATTAGCAGCAAAAACAAAACAAGAACTTTTAAAAGTTAAATAATAAATAAAAGTCAGGTGGCGAAATTGGTATACGCTAAAGAGGTAAGATAGTTTAAACCCGTTAAGTGCTTGGGGTAACAGTGCGCACAATTCCTTATAACTATCATATAGGTTCGAATCCTATCCTGACTTCAAACTGAATAGCCGACAACAGTAAAAAAAGGTAGGCAAAGTAAAATTAAATATTATGAGTGCAATTATCAATTTAAGTATTAGAGTTGACAAACTACCAAAAGAAAAGTTTGTAATGGGTAAAGATGGAGCAGTTTACTATAACTGTACATTAAACATTAACGATGATGCAAACCAATGGGGTCAAAACGTATCGTTAACTGATTCACAAACTAAAGAAGAACGTGATGCTAAAAAAGCTAAAAACTATTTAGGAAACGGAAACGTTGTTTGGACTGATGGAAACATTAAAGCAGTAAAAAAAGAAGGACAACCTGCAACAACCGGAGCAGTAGAAGTGGATTTACCATTTTAAATTAATCGGGTAGTGTAAAAGCTACCCTTTTTTAAAACAAACAATTATGAAAATCAATTTAACACATAAAATAAACAACGATAAATATACTGAATATATTTATGAAGCGTTTGATATACAAAATAAAGATGAATCAAATGTAATTGTAGAAGCTAATTTAGAAAATTTACCAAAACAATGGAACATTGGTGTTGTATATGGTGGAAGTGGAACAGGTAAAACAACTATATTAAAAAACTACTTTAAAAAAGAAATGGATAAATCATATTTTGATAATTCTAAATCTTTAATATCAAATTTTGATTGGTTAGAACCTAAAGATGCTACATTTTTATTATCAGCAATGGGATTGTCTTCCGTACCAACTTGGTTACGTCCATTCAATACATTATCTAATGGTGAACAATATCGTGCTAATCTTGCTTACATCGTAGGAAGTGCAAAAGAAAACGAAGTAATATTAATTGATGAATATACATCAGTAGTAGATAGAGATGTCGCTAAAGCTATGTCTAATGCGTTACAAAAATACATTAGACGTACAAATAAAAAAATTGTACTTGCATCTTGTCATTTTGATATTATGGAATGGTTACAACCTGATTGGATTTATTCACCATCAAAAGGGCGTCTTGAGATAGCGCCATCACTTCGGCAACCAAAAATTGAACTTCAGATTGTTCGATGTAGATATGAAACTTGTAAACTATTCAAACAACATCATTATCTAACAGAAGATTTAAATAAAGCTGCAACTAATTATTTAGTTTTATGGAACGAACAACCTATTGCTTTTATAGGTGTATTACCTTTTCCGGGTGTTGGAGATGAAAAAACAAGAAGAATCAGTAGAATTGTAGTATTGCCTGATTTTCAAGGTTTAGGTTTAGGTAAAAGCATTTTAAATTACATATCTTCTTTATATGCAAAAGATGAAAGCACAATGTATATTAGAACAATGTCACCTGCTTTAGGATTAGCACTTGCAAAAGATAATAATTGGATAGCAACATCTTCTAACTTAAAAATACCGGGACAAGATTCAAGCGGAAGAAAAATGATTGAGAGACCAAGTTACAGTTATAAATATATTGGTGAAAAATCACAAGATGACTTGTCAATAATTAAATTTAAAACTGAAGTTTATCGTGATGTTGCACAAAATCAAATTAGTATTTTTGACATCTTAAATCAATAACAATGACAGAACAAGAAACAATCAATAGAATGTTAATGCAAGTACTTGAAGAAGATTGCTACATTAACCCTGAAGAAGAAATAGAATATCCAATCCCTGCTTTGTCTTTTGGTGAAAAAGAATACGAAACAAAAGATGGTTATAAAACATATCCAATTCCTATTGGTACTTATGGTAACTTTAGTTTTATTCAAGCACCTCCTAAATCAAAAAAAACGTTCTTTATATCGCTTTTAAGCGCAGTTTATATGAAAAATGAGTTACAGGGTTTTGGTGGTAAATTAAGAGGCAACAGGCAAGATAAACACGTTATACATTTTGACACAGAGCAAGGAAACTTTCACGCTTCAATGGTTTTTAAAAGACCATTACAAATGACAGGTTTAAAAGATGATAAATACCATACTTACGCATTAAGACAATTAGGATTTAAAGAAAGAGTTTTATTTATTGAATATATACTTTACGATAAATTAGAAGGTAAAGATATTGGTTTGGTTATTATTGACGGGATTGCAGATTTATGTTCCGATGTTAATAGTATAGAACAAGCAAGTGAAGTAGCTCAACATTTAATGCGTTGGTCAAAAGAATTAAATTGTCATATAGTTACTGTTATTCACTCAAACTTTGGAACTGATAAGCCAACAGGGCATTTAGGTTCGTTCTTGGAAAAGAAAGCAGAAACACAAATACAATTAGAGCTAAACACAGTAAATAAAGAACTTGTTAAAGTAAGCTGCAAAAGAAGTAGAAACGCAAGTTTTGAAGATTTTAATTTTAAAGTTAACAATTTTGGTTTACCACAAGTTGAAGGTGATTTATATGATATACTAAAAGATATAAAATGTTAATAACTTATTAATAAATTTGAACAATGGAAAACTTGACAATTAAAAATCATTTACAGGAATTAAAAGTAAGCACATCAAGAATGTTAGTTTACAATTCCGATAATAGCGAGTTGTTATCTTACTTTAAAGACGTTGTATTTAAAATAGATATGATAGAACAATTATTGCAGGTTGATTCTATTATTGATTGGAATGCTATCGAAGGTGCTTACAAGTCAATTCTAAATTTAGATAGTGAATTAACAAACGTTGAAATAAATATTGCTTTAAAACCGGCAAAAGAAAAAAAGGTTGGAAAAATAACTGCTAAACTTTATTAATATGATTTATGTAATTCTTGGGTTTATAGTTTCTTTATTGCTTTGGGCAGACCAAACAGGAAAAGAAATTCAAATAGCATCAATACAAGGTTTTATGGTAGGTGTTCTTTATGATTGTGACGAACAAGACGAAGAAAAATATTATACTATTCAAATCCTGTTAGGTGTTTTGTCAATTAACATATATTGGTAAATGGAAATATTAGAACGAGTTGCAAAGTATCACAAAGATTGGGTAGAACTTGCTGAAGTGTTTGACAAAGATTTTGCAGAAGACATAGTGCAAGAAATGTACCTGCTGCTGCATAAATACAAAGTTACCGAGCAACAAATGTTCACTAACGACAAACCAAATCGTGGTTATGTTTTTATAATAATTAGAAACATACATTTTCAACTTCATAATATTAGAAAGCGAATTGATAAATGCGAATTGAATGATGAAGTTTACCATTTAATTGATGATTATTCTGAAGAAAAAGAAATTGAATGGGATGACTTTAGAACAAAAGCTGAAGATGAGGTTAATTCTTGGGAATGGTACGATAAAAAGCTATTTACTTTATACCGAGATAATAAAACATCAATACGCAAATTAGCAAAAGAAACAGGTATTAGTTTTGTTTCTATATTTCACACATTAAAAGCTAACAAACAAAAACTTAAAAGATTATTACAAGACGATTACGATAACTTAAAACTTTAAAAAAATGGCAAGACAAAGAAAATCAAAAGGACTTGGTGATACAATAGAAAAAATCACTGAAGCAACAGGAATTAAAACAGTAGTAGATGCAATTTCAGAAGCTACAGGAATCAACTGCGGTTGTGGTGAACGTAAAGACTTACTAAACAAATTGTTTCCTTACAAACAAGCTGAATGTTTAACCGATGAAGATAACGAATGGTTAACTAATTTCTTTTCGATAACTAATAATCAGTTAACACCGAAGCAACAAAACAAGGTTACTGAAATTTACAAGAATGTATTTAACGAAAAAATACAACCTTCAAATTGTGGTTCTTGTTGGAGAGATAAAATAAACGAATTAAAAACAATTCATCAAACACAAAACAATAATGAAATTCAATAACGATTTTAAATATGATTTGAAGTTTGGACAAATTGGAGAAGAATTGCTTGGGTCAATTTTTACTAATAAAACAATAGAAGTAAAAAGAGATAATTGGATTTATAGAAGTGGTAACATAGCTATTGAATTTGAAAGTAGAGGAAAGCCTTCAGGTATAAAAAAAAGTTTAGCTGAATATTGGGTTTTTATTTTTAGTGGAAAATTTGAAGATGACATATTATTAATAATAGAAACTAAAAGATTAAAAACAATATTTGAAAAATATTATAATGAAGGATTTATTAAAAGTATGGGAGATAACAATACTTCTAAAGCAGTATTAATTCCTGTAAAAGAAATAACAGATTATAAAAATTACATATAATGAGTGCAATAGAAAACCCAATACAATTAGAATATTTAAAGCAAGTGATACTTTCACAATTGCTTTTAGAATGTAACGAAAATTTACGCTTTACAATACAATATAAGCAAGAAATTAAGAATAGAATAAATAACCTAAACAAAGACTTGGAAAGTGTCGTACATAAAGAATACACAAGTATTTATAAAACCGACCCTGAAATGACTACAAACATTTTAAGCAAGATTGAAAGTTTGGTTACTAAATTAAGTACTTCAACACTTGACGAATTAATTATGATTGATGCAATTATTGAAAAGTACAACGATAACAAAGAATGGTTTAAAGAATACGCTGAAGCTGAATTTTTAAAAATAGACTAATGAGCAAGATAACACCAATGCATTATATGACAGATTCAAGGATTGACGTTATAGATTTTTGTAAAATGTACGATATGAATTTTAATCGTGGAAATATAGTTAAGTATTTAGCACGAGCCGGTAAAAAAGATAACGAACTTGATGACTTACGAAAGGCATTAAATTACTTGATGCGGGAAATAGAACATCACGAAAAGTTGCAAGAACAATGGATTGAAAATAACAAGTAGGGTAACACCTACTTTTTTTTGTTAAAGTTTTGTTAAAATGTTAATAAGTAAAAAATAAGTTATATATTTGTTGAAACAATTAAAAACAAGTATATGGAAACATTTAAGTATCGTAATCAAGAAATCCAAGTTGATTACCACACAGTAGAAGTAAAAGGCGAACAAGTGCCTGATGTTATTATTGGTTCAGTATTTTATGAAGGTACTG